GTCATAACCATGAATACATATTCCATTAAAACTTCGGCTCCCACAGAACCCCTTCTTTTGCTTTGCGATCCAGATCCAAAAACCTGTTCCACAAAAACTCGTGCCTTGCGTCTTGCGACTGGTCGCTCCAGCAGTAGTCCACCCACTCCCGGTACGCTTCTTCTCTCGCATCGAGCACAGATATCAGGTTTGGATCATTCATTTCCGTGCCCGCTTCTCAAGCTTCGCTCGTTTGCGTAGCGTGTGGGGCATTGGCTGTTGTAATTTTTTGGTGTTCTCCCGAGCCAACTCCGCGGCTCGGGCGATTGTTGCTTTTTGTTGGTCGTCCATAAGTATCCTCACTTTGCTGACCCCGTCCACCATGGCCGGGCTTTGTCGTCGTACCAGTAACCGTCAACCAGAATTGAACTGCACCCGTGCAGACGGGCGTAGTACGCACCGTCCGATGGGGTGAAGTTTTTGACGTGACTTTTCAGCCTTGCGACTGGGATCACTTCAAGCTCGTCCGCAGCCGCGGCCGGGTTTTTTCTATTCTGCATTTTCTTTCTCCAATTTTTTCAGATTGTGTATGTCAACTGTGTCTTCCAAACCAAAGCACATCAGATAACCACCGTCTTGTATGGCATCAGCCAAACGCCTGTATGCTTTGCTTCGGATGTAAGAGATGGGTAGGTCGTCGCCGTTTAGTTTGTCGTGGCGAACCGAGACGGCAATATTCATGACGCTTTCATACCGCTTCGCATGATCTTTGCCCCAAGCTTCTTCCATCTTTTCATCTACACTACCATCCTCTGCCTGTATCAAAAGATCCTCGGCTTCGTTCAAAGCCGTGGATACACGACGCAACGCTTCGTAAGCATTCCCGTCCACAGGCTGATCCAACATCTCGCGCTTCATTAGCTCGATCTCGTTCTGGATCCCGTTCAGTTCGTTAAATAAACGTTCAAAGTTTTTCATTCTTTATTCTCCACTTCCTCGGTGTCATCGAGATACCAGTCCTTCGCCGCATCCCATCCGATCGCTTCTCGCAACAATTCAAATGCCTTGTCTTCGGCTTCAATCTCGTCGTCAGCTTCAACCGAGTAAACGTAAACCGCGTCACTGGGTCGAAAAGATACCTTGTATGTTTTACTCATCTTCATCCTCTTCCACATTAAATCGCACCCAGCGTACACCTTCAGCGATCTCTACAACTTCCCATTCTGAACCCTTGTATGTGTCCAGCCACTTATAAAAATCTGCAACACTGATATCGCTCATGACATCAGTTCCTCCATCAACTCCTTCAATTCTTCGTCGGTGTTGTAGGTGCGGATCTCGAAACTCGGCTCTGGAGCCTCGGTGCTGTCCGGCATAAACTCGATCATGTACTGAACCTGATCTAGCGTCAGGGTCGGGGCACAATCTTCGCCCTCTTCCGTCGTGCCAACGTACAAAGCCTTACCAGCCAACGGCTGGGGATAGCCCTCAACTTTGAAAAACCGCTGATCATCCGCATACAATCCATTATCGTCTACATAGATAACATCGCTCCGATCATGGAACCGAACCGCGTCAATCGTCGAACACTCCATCAAACGATAAATGTCCTTCAATCCTAGCCGACGATCCAGACTCGTCTCCGTCACCGTCTTGGCAAAAGGATCAATCAAATATACTTGTGTTGCCATTACGCTTTCCTCCGTTCTGCGCGAGAACGCTCAATAGCAATGCGAGCTTGCTCGCGCTGTTGGTTAAACCAATCTATCTCCATGGCCGTAACCCACGCATCAAAAGACTGTTGCTCGGCTATCTCTGCACGAGCCTCGACTCCCGAAACTTGGATCTTGGTATCTTGTTTTGGTTTCATTTTCCTACCTCTCTGATATACTCACCATGTTAGATGGTGATATCCAATATATAAGGAAATCCAATGGAAATGTCAAGCAAACTGAATGAGAATGTAGCAATGCAGACCATCACTTCTCTGGTTGACGATGAGCCGCCGATGGTATCCGAAGACGCAGAACCATTGACCCTGCTTGTCGGCAATGAGTACGAGATGGGCTGGCGTTCAGTACACATCCACGGCAAAAACGAGTCGGTGTACATCAAAGAAACGGGTGCCGGGCTGTTGCTGAAGGTCATAGCGAAGTAGGCTGATACACTGTGACAGATACAAAGCTTATTTCTGTGAGATTTTTTGAAAACAAATTTCTGTGAAATTGCTGTATCACTGTATCACTGTATCAGATTGGCTGTAACTGGCTGTGAGTAAGGGTTGTAGCTGATACACTTCTGATACACCAACTGTATCAACTGTATCAGGGTGCATTCGTACTGCCCAATCAGCCTTGTGACTTTGTTGTATGTTGTTATAAACTCAGGGAAAATAGCTTATAGGGGATGAAATGGACACCGAGGAAGAGGAAAAAACATCTGGTTTTCTGACAAACCGACAGAAAGAATTTGCCAAACTTATCGTTGACGGCATCTACAGTAATGCCGAATGCGCCCGACGCGCAGGGTATAGCCAGAAGGTCGCGGTGAAGTACGCGCACAAACTTTTGAACGGCAAAGACTTCCCGCTTGTTCCCGAACACATCGCGGAGCTTCGTCAAGAACGCGAGCGCAAGTATGGCGTGACGCTGATAGGCCAACTCAAAAGACTGTCCGATCTGTCGCACAACGCGGAGTCCGAAGGACAGTTCTCTGCCGCCATCAACGCAGAAAAAATTCGTGCCAGTTTGGGTGGGCTTACTGTTGACCGCCGAGAGAACCAGCACATCCATTCGTATGACCAACTCACCCGTGAGGAAATCATTGCCCAGCTTGGTCAGCTTAGAGACGAACACCCTGCCGCGTTTGTCGAGGGGGACTACGAGGTTGTAGAACATGGCAACACCAGAGAAGAACCTTTGGAACAGATTGAAGACCAAACTTCCGAAAGGAACGCACAAGACGCGGGTTGAAAATAGGGCGGGTACAGGTGTGCCCGATGTCCACCTTTGTGTGGCAAAAACCGCCTTTTGGGTCGAATTAAAATGCACAAAAGGAGACACAGTCTCCATAAGACCATCCCAGATTGCATGGAATATGCAGTATTCTGCGGCTGGTGGCATCTCCTTCTTCTTAGTTTCCCGGCTCAAGCCGCCTTGTCTATTTTTATTTGACGGGGGTGAAGCCCTGCGCCTTGCGACTGATGGCCTCGGATCCGGCAGCCAGGCCCAGGCTGCCTGGGCCGGGGATGATCTTGCGTCTTGCGTCTCTTTCATGATTGATCGAGCTAGCTCCTGGGCCCGGTGATCGGCAGCCTTGCGCCTTGCGACTCGATAGACGGAGACGGCAGCCCCGGGGGACGGCCAGGTAGCTCCGCGGGCAGCCCTGCGCCTTGCGACTCCCACCCTGCGCCTGGCCCGGATCCGGGCCGCGGGCAGCCAGGCCCGACGGCCGGGGACTCGAGGGTACTTACTCATCAATGTTTGGGATATGAAACGTTTTTAACTTCAGGGTTCCAACAAGCGCGGCATTCGCCACACTTGCCGTCTTGCTGTGAAGCCGGGCATATGTGCCCGAGTGCTGGGCCGCGGTAGTGTTTGTCATGGACTGTTGACGTGTTGTAAAAGCTTTTTAGCGGGCCGTCGTTTACCATTGTTGAGCTTGCCCGGATAACTACGTTACTGGGCAGCCAGGTCTTCCGCTGTAGGAGCACGGTCTTCCAGAGCTTTGTTTCCCGGGTCGGGATCCAATGAAACTTGCCGGGTGTTAGCTCGCAAACCTCCAGGATCTGGTGACCTTGTTTAACGCTTTGTAGGTCCCCGGAATCAAACCAACGGAAATATGGCGACTTTGTCCGGTTGATCGACTCAACCATAAGCTCAACCCACTTCGGCGTTGTCATAAACTCCTGGCGTTTAGCCATAGCCTCCTTAACGGCCGGGTATCGATAAGATCCTTTTAAAGCATAGCAGCCGTGGCACACGGAGCCGGGCACCTGGGCCAGCTTCGATCCGGTTTTGCAGTCCGCCGCCGGAGTAGAGATTGAATAGCCGGGCATCTTACTAGTCCGCGATAAGATGGCCGATCCTTTATATGTTCCGAGATTCTTTGTCATAGCTCAATTGTACCTTTTCTATGGGAAATGTCAACCTTGCGCCTTGCGACTGGGCCGCCCTGCGCCTTGCGACGATCGAAGCAGCCAGGCCCGAAGGTTCCGCCCTGCGCCTTGCGACTCCGGGCAGCCAGGGCCCGAAGGTTCCGCCGCGGGCCGGGCAGCCAGGTGAGTCAAGCATAAAAAAAGGGGGCGAGCCGAAGCCCGCCCCCTTCCTTCTTTGCCTACCACCAGCAAGAATAGTAAACCTTCTCTCCATCCGCCAAAGCTTTCTTGGCTGTTTCAACAAATGCCAAGTCATCTTCTTTGTTTTCTCGGACGGATTCTTCTTGGAATTGATGGCCGTAGAAAAAACCACCTTCGCAGAAGTATTCGTTGTAGTCAGTGGCGATAGCCTGTGCCAGCTTTTCAATGTCGCCTTCGTCAAGTTCCATGAACTCATTGTTCAGCCCGCCTTCGCCTCCGAAGTCTTGGGCTGGTGTGCCAGTTTTCTCGACCCAAAGGCGTTCCATAAACTCCTGTAGTCGGGCGTGTTTCCGCCAC